GGCTGGCTGCACAACGTGATAGTTTCAAAGCACGCCGACGCTATGGAGGCTTATCCGGAACCTAATATTCTGCCAAGAGAGATAGGCGACAGGGCCGAGGCGCAGGTGCTGTCCAAGATTATTCCGGTTATTTTGGAGCAAAACGAGTTTGAGAAAACCTACTCCGATGCTATGTGGCAGAAGCTGAAAACCGGCACGGGAGTTTTCAAGGTGTACTGGGATAATACCAAGCTCAACGGCTTGGGGGACATTGCCATCGAGCGGGTGGACATGCTCAACGTATTTTGGGAGCCGGGTGTGGCGGACATTCAGGACAGCCGATACTTTTTCCACACAAGGCTTGAGGACAATGAGTCGCTGGTGGAGCGCTATCCCCAGCTGAGAGGACATTTGAGGAACACCGGCTTTGCGGCGGCAAAGTTTATCTATGACGACAGCGTTTCAACCGAGGGCAAGTCCACGGTCATCGATGTGTACTACAAGCGCCGGGAGGGCGAGAGGTCGGTGCTGCACTACTGCAAGTATGTGGGAGATGTGGTGCTGTTCTCCACCGAAAACGAGGGCGAGATGAGAGCTCAGGCTATAGCGGAGCTGGGCGGCACCGATGATGACATTGCCTCAGAGCTGGAGCACTCGGGACTATACGAGCACGGGTTGTACCCCTTTGTGTTCGACAGCCTGTTTCCGGTGGAGGGCAGCCCCTGCGGCTATGGGTTCATAGATCTATGCCAGAACAGCCAGACGCAAATCGACCTTATGCAGACGGCGTTTTTGAAAAACACCATGGTGGGCTCAGTGCCCAGGTACTTCGAGAGAGTGGACGGAGCCATAAACGAGGACGAGTTTCTGGATTTGAACAACCCGATTATCCACGTCAGCGGAAATTTGGGTCAAGACAGCCTGAGAACCGTGGACTACAAGGCTCTCAGCGGCAACTATCTGGACATGCGAACCAGCATTATAAACGAGCTGCGTGAGACCTCCGGCAACACGGAGACTTCCGCCGGTATCGTAAGCTCCGGCGTGACTGCGGCCTCGGCCATTGCAGCCTTGCAGGAGGCCAGCGGCAAGGGCAGCCGTGATGCCACCAGGGCAAGCTACAGAGCCTACAGCAAGCTTATAGGGCTGTGCATTGAGCTGATTCGCCAGTTCTACGACCTGCCAAGGCAGTTTCGCATTACAGGGCGCATGGGCACGGAGCAGTTCATCGATTACGACAACTCCGGCCTTGTGGGGCAGATGCAGAGCTATGACGGGGTGGAGCTGGGCATGCGGCTGCCGGTGTTCGACATCAAGGTCATACCGCAAAAGAGCAGCTCCTACACCAGAATCAGCCAGAACGAGCTGGCGCTGCAATTTTATCAGCTGGGCTTCTTCTCACCCAATCAATCAGACCAGGCACTGGCCTGCATGAGCATGATGGAGTTTGAGGGCAAGGATCAGCTTATGCAGCAGCTGAGCTACAACGGTTCGGTGGGACAGAAGCTGTCAGTGTTCCAGCAATATGCGCTGGCGCTGACCCAGAAATATGAGCCGGAGAGGGCGGCAGAGCTGATGAGCTCCATCACCGGCGACGGTCGCATCAGTGCAAGAGCTGGAACCAATGTGAAGCTTTCGGGCGGTGAGGACAGCAGAGTGACCGCTGCAAGGGACAGAGCACAGAGAGCAGCTCAACCGGGAGGCTGAGCGGATGACCAAAATTTACTATGACAGAGCGGGAATGCGCATGAAAATTCAGGGCCACGCAGGAGCGGGAGAGTTCGGCCACGACATCGTCTGCGCCGCTGAGAGCATTCTTATGCTGGTGCTGGAAGAGCGCTTGCAGGAGCTGGAGGGAGAAAACGCTGTCAGCGTGGTAAAGCGGCCGGGAGCGGCGGAGATAAGCTGCTGTCCGGAGAGGGGCTGCTCTCTGCGCTGCGCCGATGTGTTCGAGGCGGTGTTCCTGGGCTACCAGCTGCTTGAGAACATGTACCCGGAATATGTGAAAACGGAGATTTTGAAATGAGAGAGGGAGTTTACTATGGCGGAGCTTGAAGAATATCAGGACGGGGAAAAGGAAAGCGACAGCAGCAAAAGCCGGGTGACGGTGGTATCAGCGGCGAGCCAGAACATTAACCACGATTACGACAATACCATGGCGGCGCTGAAGGAAAGCGAATACAGTCTGCCGGAATTTAGCAGCAGCTATGACGAGCAAATCACCCAGTTATACAACAAGATAGTCAACAGGCAGGCCTTTACCTATGAGGCGGCCAATGACCCGCTATATGGGCAGTATCAGCAGCAATACACAAGGCTGGGCAAACTGGCCATGAAAGACAGCATGGGTCAGGCGGCAGCGCTGACAGGCGGTTACAGCAGCAGTTATGCACAGAGCGTGGGACAGCAGGAATACGACGAGTATTTGCAAAAGCTCAGCGACATTATACCGGAGCTGTATGAGGATGCTTACCAGCGTTATAAGGATCAGGGCTCTGCGCTGGAGAGCGAATACGACCGGTTGACGGATTTGAAAGACACAGAGTACGACGAGTACAGGGATATGGTCAGCGACATCAAGTATCAGCAGGGCATGCTGGCGGACAAGGAGCAGAATGACCTTGACCAGATGAACACAAATTACTCCCGCCTGGTGACCCTGATCACCAAGACAGGCTATGTGCCTGATGAGCAGGAGCTCAGCGACAGCGGCATGACTAAGGCACAGGCCAACGCTTATTTGAAGCAGTACAGCGGCGGTGGCAGTTCAAGCGGCAGCTCATACAGCGGATATTACAGCAGCAAGTCCAAATCCAGCAGTACCACCGGCACAAGCAGCACCAGTAAGGCTCAGCAGAAGCTGGCGGCAAACAGCACCGGTAATGCGAGCGTGAAGTGATGGGAGCGGGGAGCAAATGACAACGCATAGCGTTCTATATGGGTGCTCCCCGACCCCTCTCAGTCAGCTGCGCTGACAGCTCTCCCCAAGGGGCGAGCCAAGGGGTGCGGAGGTGACTCCCCAAGGGGCGAGCCAAGGGGGATGGCGCTGACCTCAAAAGGGGCGAGCCAAGGGTGGTTGCGGAGGTGACTCCCCCCAAGGGGGGAGTGGGAAGAAAATTATAAGAATGGTGGAGAAAATGAAGGAAATAATTTGGCTGCAATGGTTTAGTGAGGATGGGGCCGGGGACGTGGGTGAAGCGGTGGCTGTGAGCCAGGGGCAGGAGGGCGGTCTTGCGGATGGGGTGACGCAGCCGGAGACTGTGGTGGCAATTGAGCAGGCAAGCGCCGAAAATGAAACGCACAAGCCAAGCTGGGAGGAAATCCTGGCTGACCCGGAATATCGCCAAGCCTACGACAAGAATCTGCACAGCATGGCGGAAAGCCGCAGGCAGGCGGAGAGTCGGCAGAGTATGGGCAGAGCGGTGGCGGCAAGGGAACACCTGGACAGCCTTATGGCTCAGGCCGCAGAGCTGAGCAAGACGGTGCCGGGCTTTGACCTTAGAAAAGAGATGGAGAACCCGGGCTTCGTGCGGCTGACTGCACCCCACACCGGTTTGAGCGTGGAGCAGGCCTATTATGCGGTGCATCACAGAGAGCTGACAGAGAACATGCGGCAAGAGAGCATGCGCTGGGCGGTGAAGTCCCTACGCTCCGGGGCGGCAAGGCCGGAGGAGCTAAAGGGCGGGCAGAGTGCCAGCACCGCTGCCAGCGACCCAAGGCAGATGAGCCGTGAGCAGAGAGCGGCGCTGAAAAAGCGCATATATGAGGCCAGCGCTCAGGGGAAAAAGCTGCCGTACGGAGGATGAAATATTAGTGAATAGTGAAGAGTGAATAAGTGAAAGGGGGCGAGGGAGAAGTAGGCGGGAGATAAAACGATAAGGACAAAAATGAAAATCAAAACAAAAAAAGGAGAAAAGAAATGGAGAAAATGATGAAAAACCAATTGCAGTATTTTGCAGAAGCCGGCACCGTGGTAAACGCTACCAACGGCTATGTAAATGCTAACACCGGCGAGACTGCGGCCTTTGCGGGTAACAACACTTTGGCACCGGAGCTGAAGGCCTACTATGACACTGAGCTGCTGGAAAACGCCAGAGCAGAGCTGTTCTACGCTCAGTTTGCAAAGCGCCAGCCCCTGCCCGCAAATCACCACGGCACAGTTGAATGGCGCAAATGGAACACCTTTGAGCGTGCACCCAAGCTGACCGAAGGCGTTATCCCCACCGGCAGCGTTGACCAGTACGGCACTTACACCTCTATTACAGACAAACTGGAGCTGCGTGCCTACGACGATGTGATTCTGGGCGCTACCGAGGAGATGGGCGCTTCCGCTGCCGAGACTCAGGAGAAACTGATTCGTGATGCGCTGCTGGTGGGCACCAATGTGCTCTACTGCGACAACATCGACAAGAGCACCGGTGAGGTAAAGTCCGTGCCCACATCCTGCGCCACTATGGGTGCCGGCGACAACGACGGTTGGAGTCTGCTGACACCGGCAATGATCAACAAGGCTGTCACCGTCATGAAGAAAAACCGTGTGCCCAGAATTGACGGTAAATACTACGCTGTGGTTCATCCCTCTG